GCTTTTATTCCTAAGTTGGTTGTCCAGCTATATAACAGCACTCCCCTGATGGCAGCTTTGATTGCAAATAGTCAACAAGCCACCGGTGGTGTGTCCCAAGTAACAGTTCCCGTTCAGGGTTCTCAGTTTGTCAATGCACAGTGGTCTGACTATTCTGGTTCTTTTAATCAGCCGTCAGTACAACAAGGTGCATATAATGCTGAATTTAACTTAAAGTTAATGATTGCACCAGTACCGTTCCTCGGTATGGAAGGTGCAGTACAGCAAGACCATGCAATTATCCCTCTGATTGAAGCTCGTATGAATGATGCGACTAACGTGATGATGGATGCAATGGCAACTGCCTTGTACAACAACACAACCAATACACAACAATTTATTGGTTTACCTGCTGCGGTAGATGACGGTACAGGTACAGCTACGTACGGTAACATCAACCGTAACACATATACTTGGTGGAAATCCAAGCAATATGCTGCTGGTAACGTCAACCCAACTCGTCAAAACGTACTCCAGTATATTTCCGGTACAGTAAAGAACGGTGCTGAAGTGCCGACCTTTGGTGTCTGCGGATTTGGTACTTGGACATTGTTAGCACAAGATTATGTTGGTCAAGAACAATACGTCATCACTCCGGGTAACGGATTTGACAGTGATTCAAATGGTCCTCAAGCTGCGTTCCGAGCATTGATGGTTGCTGGTGTTCCAATTTATCCAGACCCATATTGCCCAGAAGGTACAATGTACTTCTTGAACTCAAACTACCTCAGTCTATATATCCATGACCAAGGTTCTTTTGTGTTCACAGGATTTGAGTCTACTCTTCCTAACTGGCAGATTGGTTATGTAGGTGCGGTTTTAATGATTGCCGAATTGGTAAGCACTAAACCTAAGTCTATGACCAAGGTGACTGGCTATAACTCACTCAACATTTAAGGAGATTAACCATGTCATTAAGTTTACAGAAAATCATATTAGCCGGTGCTGGTAGTAATACCCCCGGTGCATATTTTCAAACCACAACTGTTGCTGTTGGCGGTACTACAACTGCTTTAGTTCCTGCTGGTTTATACGTGTTAATACCTTCAACAAACATTAACGTCCAAGCAACAACAGATAATGGTTCCACATGGTCCACATTTATTGCTGCTAACGTAGGTGGTACATTGTTCTCTGATGGTGTAAACATCCGGTTCAACAACAGTTCTACTGCTGCGAACGTCACCTTGTTAACTGTTAACGGTGGTCAAGCTGCTTCTGGCACTTACAACCAATAAGGAGCAATAAATGGCTAATCCAGATTCAGTCTCACAGTATTACCTAGATAGTTTCGGGAATGGTCGTATTGGTGTTGTTACTGCTACTCAATTAAACACGGCTGGTAACGCAGTAGTTACCATTCCGTTGTTAGTTGGTGGTATGACTAAAGGTGCATCAGCAGCGAGTTCAGGTGGAGTGATTGTACGTAGAATTACGCTCAACAATCCATCTGGCTCTTTGTCAACAGCTAACGTATCTATTACAACAAGTAATGACGGTAATATATCTAATGCGGTTGTAGCAAATACAACGGTTAGTATTACTGCAACTGGTTTGTATCAAGATTTAACGATTGCATCACCTTATAGTGCCAATACGGTTGTAAGTGGATTTAATACAAATGCTTTATATGTCAATGTTAATACTGCGTCTGGTAACAGCAACACAGTAACGATTGCCGTATATGGCGATGTTGTCAGTTTCTAATGACTACATACTTTGTAACAAACAATACGGATACCGTTCTGACAGATAGTTGGGACGGTAAACCGTTTGTCTTTGAACCGGGTAAAACCACTGAGGTGCCGGAAGAAATAGTCGTACACGTATTTGGTTATCATGCACAAGATAAGTCAACTTACCTTGCTAGGTTTGGATGGGCTAAAACTTTGAATGATATACCGGAAGGAATAAAAAAATTGGAGCAATTTGTCATTAGTGATAAGCCTCCAATAGTAAAGAACCATTCGATACCCCCGGTGGTGGAAAGAGTACCTTTACCTGCCTCAAAACAGGTAAGGGGAAAAGTCCTTAGCCCAGCTTAATATGGATAGAATATGTCACAACCAACCTTGCAAAGTTATGTTACAGAGTGTCAACGGCTTCTGCATGATGCCAATGCGGTGTTCTATACTGTTCAAGAATTAACAGATTATATTAATAGTGCTAGGGAACGGGTAGCGAGAGATACAGGCTGTACAAGAAGTTTACAAATTACACAAGTCCCTGCTAACCCTACAGGTTTAACTTCTACCAATGCTCCAATAGCTTGGGTAGGTGGAGCAACAGCAACAACCGGTACTTTAGTGTTTTACAATATTTATACGTATACCGTAGTGAATGGCGGTACGTTTGCATCAACTCCTCCTCCATATCCGGGTAATACAGGATATGCACAGAATACGTATCCACCATCTACACCGTTTACCAACGGTACGGTTACTTTACAATATGCTGGTCCAGTAGAAGTCATACCCTACGCATCATTACCACAAGGAATTAATACCCTTGATATTGTGAATGTCAACATTTATTGGGGTAATACTCGGTATCCATTACTCTATAAACCATGGACACAATTCAATGCTGAATTACGTTATTGGCAAAATTATGTAGGACAACCAGTTTGTTTCTCGGTTTATGGACAACAACAAATTTATTTGTCGCCCATACCTGACCAGATATATACATTAGAAATAGATACCGTATTATTAACAACACCTTTGACCAATTTATCAGATACGGAAACACAATTAAATGACCCGTATACATCTCCTGTTGCTTACTATGCTTCGTATAAAGCTAAGTTTAAAGAACAGAGTTATGGTGAATCTGAAATATTTAAACAACAATACAATCAACAAATACAAGCAGCATTGAGTTCTACGTTTACTAGACGGATGCCAAGCCCTTACTTACCGGTGCTATAACATGGCACAAAGTCCTGAACAAAAAAAATCGTATCAGGTCATTAAACAGTTTACTACTGTTAATACCAAAGCAAACCGTACAGCTATAGACGAATCCGAGTTTTCTTGGTTAGAAAATGCTATGCCGGTAGGATACTCTAATTTAAAAATTACGGGTCAACGTACAGCCGTTACTGACAATACGAGTAATGCCGTTGTCTTTTCTGCCAATGTGACGTATTTATCTTCAGTCAATATTGGTTTGAATGATTATATTGTTGCATTTAAAGATGATGGTTCGGCACAAGGATTTAATTTACAAACCAAAACATTAGTCACTATTGGTTCTCCGGGTAAGTTTTCTAGTAACGGTATTGCGGTTAGTCAATGGAAAAACCAAGATATGCTCATCATAGACCCTAGTAAGGGATACTATGTATGGGATGGAAACAATACAATCTTTGTTGGTAGCGTAGGACAAATTGCATTGATTAGTGGTGGTTCAGGATATACGGCTGCACCCGGTGTTGTATTGTCAGCACCGAATGATGCTAACGGTATACAAGCAGTTGCAGTATCTACGGTAGCTAATAATGTAGTTACATCAATTACGTTGACAGAAGCTGGTTCAGGATATACACAAGCACCTACTGTATCTTTTTATGGTGGCGGTGGTACGGGAGCCAACGCTGTTGCTAGTATAGTGACTTTTGCTACCGGTACAGTATCGATTGCAGTCACCAATCCCGGTGATAGTTATACAGGCACCCCAACCGTTAATATTTCAGGTGGAGGTGGAACTGGTGCAAGTGCAACAGCAGTTGTGCATGGCAATGCTATTTCTACGATTGTGATGACGAATCCGGGTACGGGATACACCAATTCTGCTAATTTAGTAGTAACTTTAAGTGGTGGAGGAGGTGCTAATGCAACTATTGCGGCTACTATTAATAATACTCCTAATGTGGATATTGCTTCTTTTAGCGGTAGAGTATGGATTGCGGCAGGTAGACAAGTCTATTATTCTGCTGCAGGAACCTACAACGACTTTACTAGCGTATCAGCCGGAAACATTTTATTAACAGATTCTACATTGCATGGAATCTTATATAAGTTATTGGCAGCAAACAACTTTTTGTATTTATTTGGTGATGATTCGATTAACGTATTTTCTGATGTGAGGGTACAAACCAATGGTACTACTTTATTTACTAACACTAACGTGTCTGCCTCTGTTGGTTCTAAACGAGCCAATGCTATATTCCCTTATTTCAGGTCTGTTTTATTTATGAATGATTACGGAATCTACGCTTTAGTAGGTTCTACAACATCTAAAGTATCAGACCCGTTAGATGGTATTTTTCCAAACATTGACTTTACATATCCAGTGTATGCTGGTCAAGTATTAATCAATAATATTCTGTGTGCAGCATTTAACTTTAGATACTATGACGCTATCTTTTCTAAGTCGTATCGGTACATACAAGCGGTATTTTTTGAGAAAAAATGGTTTTTTACCAGTCAAGGTAATAGTTTAGAGTTTATTACTTCTGCTCCCGTAGGAGGTGTCGTTAATTTATATGGTACAGAAAATAGTGCTTTATATCAATTGTATTCAGATAAAACTTCTAATGTAGCAAGTATTATTCAAACTGCACTAATGCCGATGAATGACCCGATACGGGATAAACAAGCATTAAAATTTGGGGTTGAAGTTACAACAGCAAATAGTACAATATTTAGTGTAACGGTGGATTCTCAAGCTGGTTCTAGTCCTCCGTATACACTACAAAATAATGTCCTTTGGTATAACAATTTAGGAACAAATATCAATTGGATAAATAACAGTAGTCAGGTAATATATTGGTTATTTACAAGTGGTTATTATTTATATAAGTCAGATGCACAGCAATGGGGTAAATACTTAGGGTTAACACTGACATCCAACTCTGCTGCATTTGTTGTGAATACGTTTGAATTTGAACATGAATTAAGAGCGAGGTTCTAACATGGCAGTCCCATACACATTTGCTACGGCAACATCATCCATTCCACTCAGTCAACTTGACTCTAACTTTGCTACGGCAATTACGCTGGGCAATACAGCAGTTTACTTAGGGAATACCACTACAAGTATTGGTAACTTAACACTAACTAATACAACTATTTCTAGTGTAGCAGTTACTTTCCCTAACAGTTATTTAGCAAACTCTAGTGTAACTATTGGTTCTACGAATGTAAGTCTTGGTGGTACAGCAACCACTATAGCTGGATTAACTTTAACAAGTCCTACTATTACTGGTGGTACTAGTACAGCAACACAGAATTTAGCAAACGTCACAGGAACACTTGCTGTTGGTAACGGTGGCACAGGATTAACAACATTAACATCAGGATACATTCCGTACGGCAATGGTACAAGTGCTTTTAGTTCTAGTGCTAACATGACGTTTAACGGCACAACATTAACACTTGCTAATGACGCATCTATATCAGGTCTTACTGTAGGTAAAGGTGGTGGTAGTGGTTCTGATAATACTGCACTTGGTAATAGTGCGTTATCTTCAAATACATCTGGAAATGATGTAACAGCTTTAGGTTTTCAAGCGTTAAAGTCTAATACATCAGGTTCATCTTCGGTTGCTGTAGGTGTTAATGCACTTTTAAATAATACAACTGGTCAATCAAATACTGCTATTGGTATGCAGTCATTAAATTCAAATACTACGGCTTCCAACAATACAGCAGTAGGATTACAAGCTGCATATAGTAATACTACAGGTGCAGATAGCACATTCATTGGTTATCAGGCTGGTAG